TTTTTAATTTTTAATTTTTATTTTTTATTTTTTATTTTTTATTTTTATTTTTTATTTTTTATTTTTTATTTTTTATAATAAAAAATATTAAAATTAATATTAATTTGTAAGAAATTAAATAAAAATTAAAATCGGCATTTACAATAAGCAATGCTCTAATAAATATCTAAATATATATAAATATAAAAATGGTTACTATTACTACAAAAAATATAATTCTAATCTGGATAATAATTCTTATTCTATTTACATTTTATTGTGTATTTAGACTAAAATATATGAATGCAAATTCTAAATATAACTATTTTGATAATACATCACAAACACCAATAATTAATTATATAAATGATATTCAAAAGCAATCTAAATTAACTGATATGAAATCTCCAGAACAATGTAAAAATTTATTTGATGATAATATAAAAATTCAAAAACTTGGTTATACTAATTGTGAATCTGCATTTGCTGATTATCTTGCAAAGGGTTTTGATGTAAATAATAATTTCGGTGAAACACAATCATTAGCTGAAATATGTCCTATAGCTTCAAAAAGTCCTCTATACGAACAATGTTTAACTTCTCTTTTAACTAAGTTCGCAAATACTTCTGATATAGTAAGTAATATTAGTGCAGATATGACAAATTCAATAAATAAAAGATTGGAATACCGAACTAGTACATTAGATAATATTCAAAACCAAATGAATCCTTTTATATTTAATAAAGACCAAAATGATTTTAATAAATATATGAAAGATAATAATTCAGTAGCAAATTATAAAGCAGATGTATTAGGATTAGTAGATAATTATTATCAAGATAGATATCGCGGAGGCATAGGTTCTTTAGATGGTAATATTGCTGAAGGATTTGTAGCTAAAACATCTGTGTATATAATTGACCCTGCTATTAAAAAAATGTTTTTTGGTAATTATAAACCTATTAATGGACAGTTTTTAGCACTGAATGATTTAACATTATTTTTAGGTTATGATACAAATAATTTACTTACTCCAAATTATAAATCTAGTAATTTAAAACCAGTAACTACAACTCAAGCACAATCTAGCCAGTCTAACCAGTCTAGTCAGTCTAACCAGTCTAACCAGTCTAATCAAATGAAAGATATTATACTCATTATTAGTAGTAAAAGTAATAATTTACAAATAATTTATAAAATAGTTACTATAGATAATTATAAAAACACACCTAATACTGTAAAACTTGTATTATCATCTAAAGAAATTATAAGTGATACTAATGATGCTGGTACTTCACAAACTATTCAAAACTTATTATTTACATTGGGTATTACATCACCAACACAATTAATTATTACTTATGAAGAATTTACATCTAGTGAAAATGTTTTAAATAAAACATATAAATTAATGAATGATAATCTAGATACAGTTTTAGTTTTGAATAAGTTTTGAAAGTGTAAAATTGTATTTAGATTATATTGAATTTTTACTAAATAAATTACTTTCTAGACAAGTCATTCTTAATGTTTTATTTATTTTATTATTTATTTTATTATTTATTTTATTATTTATTTTATTATTTATTTTATTATTTAACTTTGTTTTTAATTTATATTTCTTTAAATGTTTTATAGTTTTATTTTTACTAAGACTACCAAGACTACTTAATTCATTATCCATTATTTTTTTTATATATATATTGTTTCTAGCTAAATCAAAAATATTTATAAGATTATTAAAGCTTTCTGTAGATTGTATAAATTTAAGTTTTGTATCTAGACACATTTTAAAATATGTATCTAGATTCATCATAATATAATATTTGAGTATATAGTATGACATTACACAACTATCTTGTTTAAAATGTTTTTTAGGATTAGAATTATTTAGTTTATCTAGACTAGAAAATTCATTCCATTTTTTATAACCACATATATTTAATATTTTTGCTACTTGTAATGTGCTATAAAATATTTCAAGTTTTAAATTATGAGTAAAATCTTTTATGTTTCCAGATAGAAATATATTATTAAGTATATTAGCCATTGCTTCAGTAACACATTCATAAAGTAAATATTCATTATCTGGCTTTATATTATGAGTTTTAATAAGATATTGAATTATAGTATTTGGTATTTGTCTAAAATCTAGATTATGAAAATGGATTAGTTCATGAAATATACTTTTTAATAATTCTTGTTGTCTATATATAATAATATCTCGTCCATTAGTTACTGCTGTATTAATATTAATAGTTTTAAAATGCATATGCATTATTACATCTTCATCTATTTCTTTTTTCTTATCAGTTAAAAATATTATAAATTTACTTGGTAATTTATCAATCTTTAAAAAATTATTAAAGAATAAAATTCTTTCGATTATATATTGTCCTAATGTTTTATAATCAACATCAATTTTTGTAATATCATCATCATACATAAACATATATACTAAATTTTCTATTTTACGACCTTGCCATTCTACACTAAATGTTACTAGTTTTTTAATTCTCAGTTCTAAGTCTTCAATTATTTTAAAGCTTGTAAAACTGTTTATAAGAAGACTATGAAACTCTATTGAAGGAAATTTTGCAATTAATTCTGATTTAAGATTTGAATCAATCTTATAATATGAATCTAGTATTTTTTGCCCTAATTGTTCTGTTTCAAGAAATTTATAGCAGGATTCAATTGTGCTTCTAGATGATAGTAAATTATTTTCTAATAAATGTTTTTCATTCATTGAAAAATTAGTAATAAATTCTGGTTTAGTAATTAGATATCTAAAAATATCAATAAAAGGTGGTACTATAGTATATGCATCTAGAGACACTTCTGTAAATGTTAAAGTAAAATTAATAGTGTTTTTGCTATTAATAATTTCATTTAATAATAAGTTTTGAGATGTTGTAAATTTATTAGTAATATCTGAAATATGTTTTTTGTATTTTGAATATGTTTCTGGTTTTACAATTGATTCTAGAAGACTAGAAGATAATTTACATATGTTGCTAGAATAGGTTTTAGATTTTAATATAGGTTTTGATTTACTTAATTTTTGCACGGCTTTTTGAAAAGCTGTATTATTCATTCTATTACTAATACATATGAAGATAAAATATGAAGATAAAATATGAAGATAAAATATGAAAATTAAAAAATAATAATATTTACTCTTCATCTTCTAATAACTTATTAGTATCAACAATTTCTTCTACACGATGTTTAATATATTTTTTTAAATATATATTTGATTCAAAATTATAATCAATCCTATTTATCATATCTTGTAATATTTCTTTAGTTATTAAAAAATTAGTATCTTCTTCATTATTTGGGTCAAATTTACGAAGTTCTATTGTTTGAAAATTTTCTTTTTTTGATTTGTTATTTGATTTGTTATTTGATTTACTTGTATTTTTAAAATTTTTTTTATTTTTTGTTTTTTCATTATTATATTGTATTTGTTTATTTTCCATTATTTTTTGTTTATATTCATTATCTCCTGCAGTTTTAAAATTATTCATTGTACCCATAATAGAATTTTTTATGCTTTCCACAGTTTCATCAGTTTTAGCATCATCTTCTTCTTTTTGTTTATAATTAGATTTTGTTGTTTTTGGATTTTGTTTTGAAACTAATTCATTTTCATCATCAGATTCATTGTCATAAGATTCAATGTCATTAGATTCAATGTCATTAGATTCATTGTCATTAGATTCATCATCAGAAACATCATCTGTAAATCCTTCAATACCTATATTATTATTATTATTATTCTTATTATTTTTATGTTTATTATTGTGATTATTAAATATAGTTGAACCGTATATTGAAATAAATAATAATATCAAAAATAATACTGCAATATTAATATTATAATAACCAAGTAATATAATTAATATTAAACTAAATAATATTATAATTGGATTTGATACAAAAGAACTTATAGCATTTTTAAATGAAATATTAATAAATGTATAACAACTAATAAGTAAAATTAGCATCATTATAATAAAAAAATTTATATTTGGATTTTCAAATATTTTAGAAACTTTTTTATTGATATTATTTATTGTATCCATTGTATCCATTGTATTCATTGTATTCATTGTATTAATCAAATTTATCTAATAAATAATTAATAATTAATAATAATTAATAATAATTAATATTCTAGCTACTATAAAGTTCGAAAATAAAATAAAATAAATAAAAATACAAATTGAAATTATAATTAGATTAAATAAAATAATTAAAAATAATCTAAAATATAATTATGAAAATTAAAAAGTAGGGACACCTGTTTTAAAATGTTCTAAATGAGATTTTAAATCATTTGCCTGAGGCATCATTGATTGTGGGTCAATTGAAGAACCACCAGATTGAATACCACTAAAACTAGTTAATAAATGAAAATTATTAGATATATAAAATGTGCTTAATGATGATATATAAATTAATAATGCTAGCCTTAGATATATTGCTGAAGTATATTGTTTTTTTTCAAATTTATCATAAAGATAAACTATTATAATACCAATAACTGTTGAAATTAAAGGTAAAATATAAATTGTATTTATATATTCTAGCATAATGCAAAATAATTTAATTTATTAGTTAATTTATTAGTTAATTTAATAGTTAATTTAATAGTTAATTTATTCGTTAATTTAATAGTTAATTAATTATTTAATTTAATATTAAACGTATAGAATATTTAAAATAAAAAAATGTAACGAAAAAAATATATAGTATAGTATATAATTTATTATTTATGATTTAATAATTTAATAATTTCAAATTCCATAAATACCATATTTTTTAAATTCACTATTTAAATCAGCAGAAGGACATAGTGCAGATGTGCTATCTAAAGTTTGTGCTAGAGTAATATTTGGATTATTCATAGACATTGATGGAAAAGTTGTATTTGGTATTTGTGTTCCAGAACCAAATAAACTATTTAAAATACTTTGAGCTTGTGTTGGTGCTTGTGTTGGTGCTTGTGTAGCAGCTTGTGTAACAGCAGATTGTGTAGCAACAGCTTGTGTTTGTGCTTGCGTAGGTAATTGTGATGTAGCTACATATGGTGTTAATATTTGTGATGGAGTAGATGCAATAGTTGGATTTGTATTTCCAGAGTTAATTTGTTGAGAAATGACATTACCATTTGCATCAACCATAATAGTTTTAGTTATTAGTGTTGGAACTTTAATGTATTTTATTTCATTACAAGGAGTGCATTTAATTTGAGGAGGACAAGGTGCTTGAGGAGGACACTTTACTTCAGGACATCTTTCTGGAGGAGGACAAGAAGGTGCTGGAGGGCATTCTCTACATAAACCTGCACTAACTTTTACTTTAGGAGCAATACAAGGAGGACATTTCTCATTAGGAGGCAATGTAGATTTTTTTACATATGCGCTATAATCAATTTCTGGAGCAGGAGGACATACCTTTTCAGGAGGAATGCTTGATTTTTTTACATATTGACTTAAATCAATACGAGGTCCAGGTAGAGGTGTATCAGATTTTGATAAATATTTATCTCTATCTTCGGCATTAGAAACAAGACATTTACCAGAATTTGGATTTAATTCAGTTTTTTTTACATAATTATTTAAATCTGGAGTATATCCATAATCAATAAGTCGTTGTTGAAGTGTTTTTATTGTGTTTTTAAGTTGATCGGGTGATTCAGTTTTTAGTTTATCTTGAATAGCATCAATTACAGGGTCAAAAGATTCAATGTAATTATTAGTACAACTATCATCATTATTTATAAGCATTAAAATAAAACAAAGAATCATTACAAATCCTAAAATAACGAGAAGAACATTTGTTGTATTAAGTTGCATTTTTATTATAGTTATAAGTTTTGATAATATATTATTATATTATTATATTATTATATTATTATTATACTATATATTAAGTATATTATATTATATTATATTATATTATATAAAATAAAATAAAAAAATTAAAAATAAAATTAAAAGTTAATTAAATAAATAAAAATTAATTAAATAAATAAAAGTTAATTAAATAAATAAAAGTTAATTAAATAAATAAAAGTTAATTAAATAAATAAAAGTTAATTAAATAAATAAAAATTAATTTAATAAATGCAAAATATAAATTTATACAATTATATTTTACAATTACAAGTTGATACACGCGAACTTGTATAATCATTTGGATTAAATAATTTGCATCCATTACTAGCAGTTCGCATTTGATCCATTAAATCATTTTTAGAATATAAAGTATCTGATGCACTACTTCCTGCAGAACCTGCTTGATATCTATCTAGAATTTCAAGAATATCTTTGTCTGATGTAGAACCTGAAACATTATCAAAATATGAAACACCTTTATTTGAACCACCTAAATTGAGATTTACATTTAAAGGTAACTCTTTATTTCCTAATGATGATTTTGAAGATTGTCCTGATTGTTGTGAAGAACTTGTTTGTGATAAATATTGTTGAATACCACTTTTTACAGAGTTTATAACATCTGTTACTTGTTTATTATGTGAATCTGATAAATTATTTGTATTTATTGAAGATGAACTTGAATATGGATCAAATTCAGTAGTAAACATACTACCTGGACTATAATTAAGAACTGGAATGCCACGCGTAACAATATCTTGAGATTTAAGCCATTTTTGTCCTTCGTATCCTTTATTACTAAATGGTCTTAATGAAAGATTTCCATTTGCATATTGAAGTGCCATATTACTATTACCATTAGGTCTCATAACAACATAATTTGAATTATCAGATGAGTCTGTAAAAGACGACATATCCCACCATTGTGAAGGATCATCAGTATTTTTAATTTTAATAGTAAGTTTACCATCACTTGATAAAGAATACACACCACCAGCTGTTCCAGTTGTAGTAATTGGAATATGTTCTATTAAAAATAATTTATTTTGTAATACATTTGAAGAATTATTATTTAAAGCATATACATTAAAACCAACTCCAAAATATCGAGAGACAATTGCTTTTGGTGTTATTTCTGGTAATGTAACGCAAGGACAATATGTTGGTTGTGTAGTATTTGTACCTGTTGTTGGTGTTGCAGTTGGTGTTGCAGTTGGTGTTGCAGTTGTTGTTGCAGGTTGAGTACTTTCAAAAGCTTCAGGAATAAGATACATAAAATATATAATACAACCTGAAACAATCATTAATAAAACAATTATTGTCAAATTCATATTTTTACTATTTATATTTTTAATATTCATTTTGTATTCTAAAATTATTTATAT